TCCTATTGTATATTTAATCTGGTTGAGTTGGAAACACTACATCATCAAAATTTGTAGTTGATTGATGAGATGATGGTAAGTCTCTTAGCTCCTGTCTATATGTTGCCCATTCTGCTTTTTTTGTATCTGATAAAGGACTGTCGTTGACTTGAGTCCAATCAGATTCAGTTAATAAAGCATCTCTTTTTAATCTTAGTATTTCTAATATGTTGTCTATTCTTGCAACTGCTTCGCCATCAACAACAATATGTTCGTTTGCTTGATAATTTCCTTCAATAATTCCTTGATTGTCTTGCAAGCCAACTTCATTTATTTCTGCAACAGTTGTTGTTGAGTGATCTATCTCGCCTGTTGTTAAATCATATACAGTAAAAGTATTCATTATCGTGTGTTATCCATCATTACGTTTAATGATAATTGTGTATGGTTGTAGCCACCTGAGAAATAAACTCTCCAGTAAACAGTTGATTGTGATGTGCTTAAGGTTGTTATTTGACCTGTGTAAACATAGGTATAACCCCTATAAGTTCCAGCACTCCAAGAGATATTAGTATTACCATTAGCATTAACCCATGTTGAGTTATTTAAAGAATATTGCACCCTGCCACCACTTACATCACCAAGAACGCCTGAGAATATTGCTACATAACCTGCATTATTTCTCACATTAGTAATAGTTACTGGAATAAAAGAAGCATTACTACCTGTATATTCTGATGTTCTTTGTACATAAGCTTGACCATCTCTACCTAAATCAAATTTTGTTTCTGCTGGCAAATGACTAATAATTTTTGAACTAGTATTTGCAAATTGTTTAACATTTAAAGTATCAACATCAATCCTGCTTCCTTCCAAGTTAGTGATTCTTGCATTATCAATAAATACTTGACCACCACTAACAATAAAAGGAGATACACTTGATCCTGCATCATTATCAATCTTGAATGTATCAGCCAAGAAAGCAACAATACTTGTTGCACCTGTTCCAGAAGATGCATTACTGCCCAGAACCATCTGAGCTACTTTGCCATTTGCATTAAGCTTTAACACATAACCAGCAGAAGCATTTCCATCTAATGTTGTTATGGCTGTGGCATTAGTTGTAATAGAAGATGTGTTACCACCCACTGTAGAAGTTAGTGATGTTATGTCAGCAGCTAAAGCACTATCTGCATTTGCTCTGGTTGTTTGTTCTGTACTTATTGCTGATGTGTTGCTATTAACTGTGGAAGTTAAACTTGAAATAGCACTTGCATTAGCTGAGGTATCAGTTGTTAAAGTAACAATATCTCCCTGAGCTGTAGCAATGTTAGAGCTATTTGTAGAAACAGTTGAGCTTAGTGAGTTATACAAAGTAACCAAAGAAGAATCTCTGGCTTTTACCCAGCCATTGTTAGATGCATTTCTTACATAAATCTGATTGTTGTCATCGGTATCTGCCCATAAATCTTGAGCTTGCAATGCATTGCCATCATCCCTTGTTGATGGTGCTGATGTTGATTTTATTAATTGTGTTGAGCCAGCTCCACCTGCATCAATGGCAGCTATTAAATCTGCTGCTGCTTTATCTAGGGTTACTGCATCATCTGCTAATTGTGGTGTATCTACTGTTCCATTAACTAAATTACCACCAACAATTGTTGTTGGGGCTATTTCATTTGAAGTGATGCTATTTGTTACAACATCAACACCAGCATTTACTGGTCTATCTCCAACATTAAAAGTTAATGTGGCTGCTGATGATTCAACATTAAGGGTATTGATTGAGCTAACACTAGCAACATAATTAGAGCCAACTGGCAAAAAGTTTAAATCACAAAATTCAGTATCAACAATTTTATTTGTAAGTTCGTTGCTTGAGCTATCTACGACATTGACCCTGTATTCATGATCTGGAAAGTCTGTTGGTTCATTCCAAGATAAGAATGGTCTACCTGTAGAGCTGGAATCAGTATCAGTAAAAGATAAGCCTGTTGGTGCTTTTACAGCAAAAGCTGAAGGCAGATTAGATAGTTCTTCTACTGGTTCTTGTGGTGGTACTTCCCATGTATAAACATCAAAATACTCTATTAGACTAACTGCAACCAATCCATTTGACTGAAGCTCTAAGGCTTCAACCCTGCATATCTTTCCATTAAAACCTAGTCCTGCATAGGTAAGATCAACTATGTCTCCCACGTTGAGCTTATACATCTCAGGAGTACCTAAGAACTGCATTGTGGTCTGATTCCTGCTTCTTGTTAAAATAGCTTTTGCCATGTTATAAGCAATGTAAGGATCAGAGACATAAGGAAATTCAGCTTTTACCTCTAAGACTTCACCACCATCATCAGATGTATAATCAGGGGTTGCATCATGTAAAACTGTGGCTGTGTCTAGCTCATACTTTTTATTAGCGTTAAAGAATTCAACAATAACCTTATTTGCTTTTTTGTCTTTATTACCATAATCAACTGATATACCAGAATCAGAAATAATGTGATCATCCGTAATGCTAAAAGTAGATGAGCCTGTATCTTCAATGGATAGTTCATACTTGCCATCTATATAAAGAAAGATACCTCGCATATTAGCAAGTAACTCTTTAGCATTATCCATAACATTCTTGTTGGCATCTAAGTACCCATTGCAATGAAATCTTTTAACCTTTAATAATGATTGCCCATTCTGGGATGTATAAGTAGAGCCTAATGTGTCTTTAAAATAAACAGCATAGTCCTCGCTAGAATCGTAAAAATGTGTTCTTTGTACATCTTGAATTACAGCAGAATTTAAAATAGCGTTACCAACCGCATCTTCTAAATCCATTAACTCACCAACTTTGTTTTGCCACCAAACTTCATTTGCATTAGTGCCAGTTATATTAATAAAATTATTTCCTACTGTTCCTTCCCATGTAACGCTTTGGGCTGACCCATTGAAATAGGGCTGATCAACCAAAGTATCACAGACATTGGCAGCAGAGCTGAAAGTAGACATATTAATTTGAGACTCTGTTAAACCTTTTCCATACTCATCATTAGTTATGAAATCAAGAAAGCATAAGGCTGGGTTGTCTGAGTGCTCATAGGTAGATACAGTTCCAAATGTTTGATTTGTGTCTCTAGGATCAAAAACTTTTTTTCCTCTAACTTGCACTGTTAGCTGAGGAACTCCTTTCCACATTCCTTCTTTGTCATAACCATAGTGAGCAGCTATATAGCAAATTCCATCAAGTCTATGTGATGAAGTCCAATTAGGCATAGATGCAACAAGCATGGGGTCTGCTGTTTGTGATGCAGCTCCATGATGTAAATTCATGACATATCTATATTTAGCAGTGGGATCAGTTCCAAAAGTACCACCAGCAAGATTTAAACTATTTGTTCCGTTTTGTGAAACTGTATTTAATGATCCTGAACCAGAAGATATTTTATCTGAACCAATATACCCACCATTTCTAAATCTTGCGGAATCAGTTAATGGGTTGCCATCTAGCTCAATTGTTCTGCCCAAAATCTCATCACACTTACCAACTGACAAAGCGTATACCACATACATATCCCTAGAATCGTTTTCATTTACATCCATGTAAATAATTTGTGCTCCAACCCTTCTTGTTCCATAGATAACTGGTATCTTTCCACCCATAGAAGTTTTGTTAGCAAGTATGTCTTGACCTTTAGCCAGCATTTGTCTGGCTTGCATAAATCCTTTAACGCCAACAGCTAAACTGGCTGCTGTGAGAACCATTGATATTTGAGTTATTGTTTCTGCTGTTTTAAATGCTGACCAAGCGGCAGCAGCCTTGCTGCCAGCCCATTTGAAAAATGCTGCTATAGGATTAGCCATTTAAGACCCCCACCTAACATCTTTTTTAACTTGACCAGCAAACTCCATGCCCCTATCACCTGAACTAAATGATTGTTGAGACTCATCTGAGAAATGCCTGCCTTTTGTTAAATTCCAGTTAGACCAATGACTTGCAACAGTCATATTGAGAATTGAATTTCCCACATTTTCTTGAATTGATATGTTTCTTATTTGACCTGTAAAAAAATTAATTGCACCAACAATTGATTCACTTGAATTAAAATAAGCTAAATAAACTTCAACTGTTTTATCTGTAAATTCTCCATTTTGTACAAGCGATCTAACTTGATCTGTAATATTTGAGAATCCTAGATTAATTTCATCAACCTGCAATTGACCTGTTTCAGTTATTGAGTCTACGCTCAAAAAAGAACCACCAGCTTCATAGCTGTTAGAATTGTAAGTTACATCAGAATACCAGTCAGTAAGCCTAATTGTTGATGATAAGTTTAACTCAACTAAAAAAGCTGTTTTAGTTGCTGTTGATGATACTTGGGTTTGTAGATCGGCAGATAGACTTCTAGACATTAGGTAATAACCTCTCTAACGTCAAATGAAATTCTGTAAAAACCACTAGCATCTGTTGAATACATGATTTCATTGTTTTCAAGATATACAGTAAAGCTAGGTTTATTTACAGTAACAGCTTCATTATCTGCAAGAGATGCTACTAAATTTGGAGATATGGTTACTGTTGCTGCTCCACCTGATGCATCAGCATCTTCAGATACCATATACACCTTAGAATGATTGGCAAACTTAATATAATCTCCAGCCTTTAATGCTCCTGTGGTTTGTGAAAAACCATCCATTGCTAT